AGTTCTTACTCTGAGAACCGAATTAACACTTTTGTGCTTAAAATGATTAATAATAACAATCAATATTTACGTGAAGTTAAGGATTGCGCCTTAGCACCCAATTTACATCGGGTTCGCAATGTTAATTGCGAGTGTGGTTATAATCATGAAGCGTCGGATAGCGCCGACGAAAGCCTGCCATTGTATGACGAATTTCTTCGTTATACCAACCTTGGGTTGCATGGTGGGTGGACTTATGAAGCCAGGGTTTCTTTGGATTCAGGTGTTCGAAAAATGTATTCTCGTTTGCGAGCTAGGAAGGCTAAACAACGTGTTTTCACGTGTATGGACCTTCTTAAGAAGATACGATCATTCGTAGTCGAGTATACTAATTCTTACGATCTGTCAACCCTAGCCGTTGAGCAATATGCTCAACGACAGGCGGAAATAAGTTCTGGTGATGTTGTGTTATATCATTTCTGTAGTTGTAAAAGTTCCATTCTTGATTTTAAGCGTTGTCGCGTTGGCAAGGATGGTTACTACATGATTGATGGTAACAAGGCTTGGATAGATGGAGCGGAGGTCTCATTATTCGAGTTAGCTAGCTATTATCAACACATGAGTGATGATGATGAAGATAGCCAATTACTTGCCAATCAATTTGTAACTAAGTATGAGATGCGGAAGTGGTTCTTTGAAAGTTGGATCAGTTGTGTTAGAGAGTTATCTTTCAAAGCGCATGTTCCTTCTTGTGCGAATTTTGAGGTTATCTTCAATGATCGCGCAGTCAAAGCACCAATCATCTATTCGTTAGCGAAAGGTGATCCGAAGTATGCTCGTTCCAAATTAGGCTTGACTTTATTTTGGCGTTGCCGTAATCAATATCTTTTGAAGGCGATTATGGTAGCCATGTATTTAGTTGGAGCCGATGCAACCCATGTTCTAGCTCCACAAACTAGTTTTGTGGATAAAACTTTTAGATTTTATTGGAAGGCTTTGACTCATTGCCAAGGGCTTATGTCCTGGTGCAATGAATTCTTTCAAGAGTTGACTGATCATGCTAGTGATCAATTAGCCTTGATGTGTGCTGATGGGGTATCATTGTTGGATTATTTCAATGATGATATTCTAGTGGTGTTAGCACACTGCCTTTTAATATATATTTTGTATAAACTTCCATCCATTTGGAGATTTGGTGTAGGTCTGATCGGGGTGATCTTCGGTTTGATCTATTTTATTAAATCCCTATTTTGGTCTTGGCTTACAGCTCCTTCTTTTAAAGATAAAGCACGCCCGAGGTTATCCTTGGACGGGGCGTTTGTTGAGTCTGTGGTGATCCATAGCGATAAGAAGGAGTATGTAGTTAGGTTAGGTAGTGAAATCTATAAGTTGCCTGAGGCACCAACAACCAAGCAGGTGACATTGGAGATGTCAATGCCTGGTAGCGCTTTATACCCAAGTGCTTTCCGGGTTGGTGTTTTTGTTGTGGCAACGCAAAATGAAGAAGGAATCTGTTCCTTGATTGGCATGGGTTGTAGGATAGGGGACTATCTTGTGACTGCCGGTCATGTAGCAAATTCCATCTTTTCAGGAAATGCAACTCCCGTTGTTATCCCTTTTACTAATGGTAAAAAGGTGAAAGTTAACGTGGCTAAGTTGCGCAGACTTGAACGAGAGTTCTTTGATCCTGATAATTCAGTGAATTTTGGAACTTGCGATTTATTCGCTTCGGAGCTAAGTGCTTCGTTTTGGTCTAAGTTTGGGATAGTGAGTGTGCGGACAGATAAGCCAAGCACTTACAACCAGCAAGTTAGTACAGTAGGAGTTAGGGACGATATTCTAGTTACGGCAGTTGGTAAGACTCTAAGTGGGTCTGGATTTTATAATCTTTACCATACTGCTTCGACGAATCCAGGTTTTAGTGGAGGTCCAGTTTATGCTGGTACCTCTATAGTAGGTATTCATTATTGCGCCAGTGGCGATAAGAATGAAGCTATACGAATAGAAGTTATTTTACATTATCTGGGAATCGCTCTGGAAGCTACCGAGGATTTGGTGTTTACAGATCGAGAGGATGTAGTCAAATTACATGGAGAAGAGGGCAAGATTCATCTTGTCCCTGGGTTAGGTCATGTTTGGTTAGGTTATTCTGGTAGGGAAGAAATTCTCAATGAGGAATACTATCAGATGAAACTACAACAATATGGCTACCACGATGGTGATGATTATGATCGTAACTACGATGAAGTAGACGTAGGTTATGATGATGATGTACCTGATTTTGATGAGGATCCGTATGGTGATGATCCTGTTAGAATAGGGGGGAAATTAACCACTCGTGATGCCTATTTAGCAAAACAACGAAAACGAAAACCAGCTTTGAATACGCGAGATTTGGAATGTGTAATCACACCCCAACCTCTGTGTCATCCAGCTGATCGAGTAATCTACGTTGAGTTAGATAGGAAACGTCCGGTGCATGTAGGGACCGTGGACCCTGATGTACCATATACACAAAATTTAATTTCTGGGATGCAGGAGGATCTTGTAGCTTTGGGTTATGACCCAAATGCTTATGCTCAACCGAAGATAACGCCCAAAAGTGAAGAGGTTTCATTAGTGAAACACTTGGAACTTTTTGGTGAGCGTCTCCGAGAAATTGAAGAACCACCGACTGATAGCGAGCTTAAGAGGGTTCGGCACTTATGTGCTGACCTTTTTAAACATAATCGTTATGAGCCGGATGTTGACTATAATCAACCTGAATGTTGGTATAGAATAATTGACAGCTCTCTAGTTAAGACTAGTAAAGCTGCTGGTTTTCCATACAACGAACAGGGGATGAATACTAATGGTGATGTTTTGAAGACTGTTAAGGCAGAAGGCTTAGTCGATATCATTTCGCAGCAGTGGAATGAACCATTTGAGCTTAAAGTCTTTCCGAAGACCGAACCACATAAACTTAAGAAGATAGAGCAGGAAATGCAACGTATTATTACCTGCATGCCCCTGCATAAAATGATTAAGCATCAAGCTATCTTCAAGGAACTAAATGCTGTAGCTGTTAAGAATTGGCGCAAGTCGCCAATAGCTTATGGTTTCAGTCCGTTAGTTCCAGGTGATGTTGAGAATGTTTGGAAACGTTTCAATGGTAAAATTCTTGAAGCCGATAAGTCGGTATGGGATTTTAACATGTTTGGATACTTTTTCGAACTTCTCAAAATGGTTATCTGCGACTTAGTAGTTAAGCCCGCTGAGTGGAGCGATTCTGATCTGGAGCAATACCTGGCTGATGTCAGGAATGCTATTGACGAGGTTTCGACAGACTCGGTTTACCGCTGTAGTAGTGGCCGACGCTTTCAAATGAAAGTTGCCGGCATTATGAAAAGTGGTTGGGTGGGAACCATCTTAGCCAATAGTATGAGTCAAATTTTTGTGCATTTATTAGCTTTAGTTAGAATGGGATATTCTGATGAGCAGATTCTCTCACCAGCCTTCAATATGATGGCCGGTGGAGATGACACACTTCAAACTATTCCAGACGATTTTGATGTGGATCGTTACTTACGTGAGCACGCCATCCTGGGTATAAAAATTACTGAACACCAAGTGCATAATTGCATGGAAGGTGCTGAGTATTTTTCCACGAAACTGAATTTGGTGAAAGGTGTTATCACTTTTCGCCCTTGTAGGTTTACGAAACATATTTATAGTTTGCTTAATACCAATTTAACTTATTTAGGGCAGGCTCTTGTCTCCCATATGAACAACTATTGTTGGGATTATGATAAGTTTGCGGTTTTTAAGAAAATTTATGAAAAATTTAGGGCTGATCATCCAGAATTGGTTGATCATTCCTTGTTTCGTGAAGGCCAGTATTGGCGATATAAGTCAAAAGGATACGAGGGTATCTTTTGACAATTTTGTAATCTTTTATTTTACACATTGGGTAGGTTTAGGTCGGGTAAAAGATTTCTAAATTCGTTTAAAACGGATTTTTCTACTAATTACTGTGGTCCTTATTGGTCTGACGGTAAATTTCAATCTAGTACTTCAAGAGGTTCTAGAATTCCAGTTAACAAGTTAGATTTAACTTGTCAAATACACGACGCCAGTTACGCTCTTGCTAACGGCGATTCACAACTGCTTAATCAAGCAGACGACTTATTCTTCGAAAGTAATTTCGGAGATTCCCTTAAAAGTTCTAGTTACGCGATCATCGTCAAGTACGGTAATCGCTTGATCAGGACGAATTTACTCTTACCGTTTACTTCTGCCCTTGTTGGTGGAATTATTAACGCTAGCAACTTACCTAAAAGTTCGCAGAGATTCCGAGGAACACCTGAAGAACTTGAAGCAGAAGCTAGAAAGGAAACTAAAGAAGTTCAGAAAGCATCAAATAGTGCTTTCCAATACGTACTTAATTTCCCAAAGAGCCTTCCGAAGACATCAGAACCTTCGCTTGAGAAGAGCAATTCTAATCAAGCAGCCCAAGTTTTAGAACCGCAGGTTACCTACGCGCCTAAAACAGGAAATTCTATATCTTCAGAAAATACCGGTTCGGTTGGATCTTTTAATCCTTACTTAACTGGTCGACGTAGAAACAAAAAGCGAAGACGCTTACGTTCCTACTTATTAGTTTAGTTTTACATATTTTAATATGGCTAGAAAATCTAAGCGTAATGCTGGTAAGGCTAAGAAACCTAATCAGCAAAAGAAATTGCGACAAAAACCCAAACAGCGTCGTCGCCGTGCGGGTGGAGGTGCTGGGCTTTCGAATCCCGCTAATCCTACTTTTGGTGCTCTTTCTACCATCAATACTGCTCCTGTTGCAATTGGTAATTCAATGCGTGGTGTACGACCACAAATTGTAACCATGACAAATGGAGTAGCTGTTGTTGGTCGAGATTATTGTTATACTCCTATTTCTACAAGCACTCAATCAAATTGGATTTTGGTTGGAGGTATTCCTCTTAACCCTACTGTATTCCCTAGTTCAATACTAAGAAATACAGCAATTATGTATGAGAAATTTAGATTTAGGAAAGCTATCTTTCATTATATCACCTCCAGTTCTACTAGTACGACAGGTGACATTATGTTTTATACTAGGCGTAATGAAGGTTCGGGATTACCCGCTCCTACTACTACGTCTTTCTTACCATTTGTGTTATCAGACTCGATGACGGTTATTGGTCCTCAGTGGACTAATCATACTATCGAGTTGGATGTCAGTGCTTGTCCTTGGTTGAGTACTGATTATGGGGCTACCCCAGAACCACAAGTGTATAATCAATATGATGTCTTTCTTTATAGTAAAACCTCTAGTACCGATAGTCCTGGTTATGTTCTAATAGATTATATATGTGAGTTTAAGGAATTAGCAATTAATCCAAGAGCTGGTGCTATTAGTACCATTGCAGGTAGCCGTGCTGTCTGGCAATATTTTGGTTTTAATGTGAATAATAATGCAACCGCTGGAACGACAGTTCTTACTTCTTCTGGTGATAACAATGTTGTTCATAGTTTTTCTCCAGTTGGATTAGGAGCTTCTAATGGAGACGTTTTCGAATGTATCATGGATGCTACTAATTCTACCTTTGCAAATACAACTGCTACTAATGCTTTTGATGAAGTTACTATTGTTGGTACTTATCAAAACTCCTCTTATGTGGATGGTAAAATATTTTACGCAGTTTGGAGTGGTTCTGCTTATAACTTCTATTGGACAGTTGAACAAGCTTTTACGGTTACAAACCCTATTAGAGCTGGTGCGACTGTACAATATGAAGAAGTTTATAGTGGTTTAGGTAAAAAGATTGGAAGTGTAGCTAATTCTCAATTAGTTTATAGTCAATAATTTTATTATACAGGAGTTCACTTTTTGGTGAGCTCCTGTGACATGTCAACTTGTCGTTAAACTGGGCCATTACTGTTAATGTATAACGGC